CTGTTTACTTCGGTAATAAAATCTGCTTCTGTTGCGTGATTTTTTGCCCAATTAAAAAGCGATTTAAGATGATTTCTTTCATCTTTAGTTAAACCATTCTTTATTATAATAAGTTTATCTTTTGATTTGTCAAAAATTGAAGTATTATTATAGTCTTTCCAAAAAGCATTAATTACCTCTTTGAATATTTCATTATCAACAGTAAATGATATATCGTGTTTTACCTGAATCAATATACGATGTTCACCACTTGCTGATTTTGCCGTAACCATAAAATCATCAGTTTCATAGCCTCTGTTAGTTACTTGTAGTGCAACCTCCGATAATTCACCAGAATCAAGACATGGAGCATTACCATGAATGATAAGAGTTGTAAGAAACGCCGTTTGAACGAGTTGTTCAAAGTTTGTCCCACCTCCTCCTTTTTGAAATACGCTTCCCTTTTGTGACATATTAATTTATTCCTTTAGTATCCTCCCCATTTTAGACAACAGGTTGGTGTTTATTTTACTGTTACAAACCTACTTTTTTTCCTTTCTATAACATAGTTATTTGCTGTTGCTATGTAGTTGCTACTACCCATATTATATGCTACCAATTATTTTTAATACTTTGGCAGGGTAGTTTAAAGTTGTAGAACTTTATATTCCTCCCAATACCTTATGAAAAAGTCAAGAAAATAAACTCGTCAGGGCGAGAATTATTGACCACCCAGTAAGGCAAAAATAGTTTGCTCCCCTAAAAATATGATTTCGGACTAGATTCTGCGATTAGATGCAGGTCGTATAGAACACTCACTATTTCAGTTGCAAAAGTAACACTTTGTGTGGAAAAGTGAGCGTTCTTTCGTGTTTTTCTTCTTTGGCGATGAAAGAAAAAGCGATTACAGCCATTGTGAGCGGTTGTGGTGAATGAGTTGTTGCCACTTCTGCTCACACCAGTCGGGGACGGACAGACCATTGATGGTAAGGGTTGGTTGCCGCTTCTCATTAGTCGTGATACGGAGTTCGGCATTCTCCTCGGTGAAAGTACGCTTGTACATTCCCGAATACACATCAGCCGTACTACGTACCGCTACCTGCTTTTGGTGCATTCTGACAAAGGTGTCGTCATCAACGCCCATCTTGCGGAGCAACAGACGGATATTGAGCAAGAGGTAGAAACTGTGGAAGAAATGCCGAATGAAACTTCGCTCCTCCTCATACACCTTGATTTCCTTCTGCTGTCCGGCTATGGTCTTGTCTTTGGCTGCAACGGTATCCTGCAGGAGAATAACCTCCTTGCGGATTTCGACTTTCTCCTTTTCTGAAAGGAACTTCTGTCGCTCCATCTCCCTCTCCAACTCTCCGATACGCTTCTCTGCCTTGTCAAGTTCCGTGTTGCCAAAGAGCGAATAGAGCGTACCCTTTACCCGAAGTTTACCTGCCTGCTTCTCCAAATCTCTTACCTTTTCGATAAGGTCGGCTTCTTCGGCTTGTTTCTGTTCCGTCTCCTTGAGTATCTCCTTGTAATACTCCATATTAGAGCGGTGCTTGGCTTCCGAGCCATATATACCTCTCTCCAACCCGAAAGGTTTCATCTGTTCTGCGTATGTGGTTTGGTACTCCTCCAATTTCTTCGGGGTAAGCACATCATCGGCACAAAGCCGTACCTTGTCTTTCTTTGTCTTGTACTTGCGTTTTCCGTTTTCGGCTTCGGTCTTGGCTTTCCGTCTTTCTCCTTGCACGATGGGTACTATCGTTGCATGGATATGCGGTGTTTCCTCATCAGCATGGAGCGTAGCTGCCACTACATTTTCCTTACCAAAGGTGGAGTAAAGCCATTGCATCGTACTGTCGCACCACTCTCCCAAACGCCCCTCGCTTTCAAGCCGGAGCATATCCTCGTGCGAGCCAGAAAGGATAAATCGCAAGGCCTTGACTTGGTTGTCTGCCACCTTACGGTAGATGTTTGCCGTGGCAATGCGGTGTTCTATGGCTTCCGTGCGGTTGGTGACACCTGCGGGGAATTGCACCAACTCACGGTTGAAGTGCGTGCGGGTGGCATCGACGTTGTTCGGCACGAATGTACGCTCGATGTGGGCGGTCATTGCCGAGTCGTTGCCCCGAGCCTTGTCTATGTGTAATACTGCGTAGCCCATAAGTTGAATATTGCTTTAAGGGGTATCCAAAGGGGCGGAGACCCTTGGCTCAGGAGGGCTTTTTCAGCGGTAACGGAGTGGAGCGTGAAGAAAATGCCCTAATGAGCTATGGCATTTCTTCTAAATGCGCTCCGCCCTGTCTGAAGTCAACCTTTACGGTAATTGCATTCCCCGAATGCGCAGAGGGCTTTGTTTCTAAGTTTCTTTTGAGGAAACTTGCAGTTGGGGAAACTGCCATCGCTCTCGAAACAAAGCCATCTTTCTGCTTTTGTTCTCTTTTAGTCCCTAAGGATACCCGATTGATTTTTGGTTTTGATTGCATTCATTTGCCTTATCTGCGAAATCCCCGTTTGACAACCGATAGAGGTTTCTTCTGTTTCTGTTCCATCGCTTTCTGACGTGAAACGTGGTACTCGTTGAGATCTTTATATCCGCCATAATGTCGGCTCATATCCTCTACGCTCATTCCTGCTGATTGAAGAACTTGCATGGCTCGCCGTCCTGCTTCATCGTTGTCAAGAAACGCACGGACGCAGCCAATATGATGTTCTCGGAGATATGTAACGGCTCTATGGACATTGCTTATGGAGTTCAGCACAATGCAGGGAGCGATTTCTTTTCCTTTCATCGTGAGATAGGAAAGGAAGTCCATAAAGCCCTCGAAGATGCAGTGAGGGACGTTGTTCGCATCTCCTGCAATCACGGATATGTCCTTTGGGGCAATTGTTCCCTTGAATGTCTTGTCGTCCCGAAGCTCATATCCTCCTGCACGGTTGGCAAATCCTATGGCGATGTAAGTTCTTCCTCCCACCTCATAGCATACGGAACGCAGATAGGGTTTGGCAAGTGAAAGGTCAATCTTGCGTTCCTCCTGCAAATAGCGTTGCAGGTGTGGGGGCAACTCCTCGCTGATGCCGAGAATGTGCCTTGTGCTCGGGGATAGTGCAGCGACTTTTTCCTTTGGAGGAGTTGCACTATGAAAGGAAAGGTTGTTCCCTGCCAAATGGCTTATGGCTTCATGAGCATTGCACCCTTGCAACAACATCACAAGGTCGATGATACTGCCGCCTTTGCCCAAGCCGAAGTCGAACCAGAGGTTGCGTGCAAAATCCACTTTCATACTGGCGTTATGGTCTTCCCGATAGGGTGCGTTGTAAAGGGCATAACTGCCGTATTTCTTGACGGGCTGTATGCCACGGGCATGAAGATAGTCCGCTATGGGTATGTTCTTGATGTTTTGTAAATTGTAATATTCGTTGTTCATTGCTGTTATCGTTGGATTTGGATTGTTCGATATTTTATTGTTCGCTCTGTTTTCTCTTTTTGGAATTTCCCCTTTTTATCTTACTACCCTTCGACATGGATATAAGTGATTGACAGTGAAATAGAAAAGTGTAACACTTCGTTCGGTTTTATCTTTCTACACCTCCTTCCTACACCTTTCCTCATTCATACTATCGTAGAAACGTAGAAAGATGGTAGTAAGCTGTGTCGCAAGATGGATACCCCTTGCAATCTTTTTTCTTTCACCGTATTATCCTTGTTTGTAGTAATGTAGTAAGGAGAATTAGGAAAGAAAATAGAAAGGAGTATAACAAAGGGATTGGTAATAACAGAATGCTATGGTGGCTGCTCGGGAAAAATCTTGCGGACGGCATACACATATACGGGATTGCCATTTACCCTGCGGCATTCTCTCGCATAGCCTGCCTTTCGCAGGGCTTCGCCCATCCGTTTGGGTGAGAGCTGCTGTCTGGTATAGACAGAGAGATAGCCAACAATTTCCGAATTGGTCATATAGAAACGCTTGGTGGCTTTTTCCGCTTCCGTGGGAAAGGTGAAGTAGCGGAGCAACAGTTCCATTTCTGCCGTATAGACTTGGAAAGCCTCGCTGTTTCGGTGCAGTTCGGCAATCTCCTCATCATTGAACCAATAGCGAAATCCGTCTTTCAGCAATGCTTTGGCTTCGCCATACACGGAATCCATCGGGATTGTCTTGGCTCGGTCTATATCTATTGCCAACACCTCAAAGGGAAGGAAGCGCCTGTTCCCTGTCGGGTCGGTGAGGAAGTCGTTACCATTGACCGAAGCCACGAAACTTGCCAAGTGAGGTCGCTCCTCGATATGCTTCTCGTAAGGCATACAATACTTCACCTGTGGGCAGGTAATCAGGTTCTTTAGTTCATTCTCATCCCGTTTGTTGAGGGCTTTGAGTTGGTCGTCAATGTTGATGATGAGGTTCTGCCCAATAAGGCTCAGCACGTCCTTTTCCTGCGGATATATCTTTCCCGTATATTGATAGTCTGACAGTGCTGGTGGGCAGAGCAGGTCAAGAAATGTGGTTTTGAATTTCCCTTGCTCACCTGTCAGTACAAGGCAGGTGTGGTTACGGCACTGCCTGTCGTCCATCGCATTGGCGACCACTGCCACCAGCCACTTGGTGAGGTATTCCCTCCATTTCTCTGGATTGGCTACGCTCACGCAGTTGGCAAGTGCGGTAATCGCTCCTTTCTTGGTTTCTTCCATTATCGGTAAGCTGTGGAAATAAGCCTGCACAGGATTGATGCGTGGGGAGAAATCGCTTTCGATGATGCTGTACAGATTCTCAGGCGAGGTCTGTACGCTCGCTTCCTTGTCCAATGCTCGTTTGAGGGTATTGATACGGTAGCGGTCTATGGCTGTGTAGTCGTCCGTTCCTCGTGGACGGTACTCTGCTCGATGCAATACGGAGTTGTACCGAAACTCATATCGCTCCGAAAGGAACTCCTCTATTTGTATGTTCTTTGAGGTGTTGTCGCTGTTTTCTTTTTTCATTGTGCGGATTGCTTTCTGTTACTTGTTTTTGATGTTTGGCACGCTTATGATTGCCAAAGCCAAGTTAGACATCCTTTTTCACAGAGCCAAAGGTTGCGGTGTTCTTGCATTGTGGTGCATTGCATTTCTCTGCTACTGCACAATGGGAAAGCCCCTTTTCACTCAACAACAGGGAGAAACAGGCAAAATAAGTGTGCGGATTGCACGATGGATAACTGTGCAGTCTGTAACCTTTCACAAGGTTTCGCACTATCCGAAAGGAACAAATGGATTTTCGGGCGGTGCAGGAGGATTTGAAAAGGAAAAACAGGGGATGTATGGTGTGCGGACTTCCTGTCGTTTCCCTCTTCTTCCCTGCTTATCCCGACCCTTTCAAAAGCCGAAAACTCCTGCTTACTTTTGCGTCAGAAATCAATAATTACGCAAATAAAACAACAACGAAAAATGAGATTTACAGCTATTGACACCTCCGCTTGGGAGGAACTGAAAGAGAGTATCATGGAGCTGACCGACTGCTTCAATGAGCATTTTATTCCACCTGCCGAACTGCCCGACCTCCTGCACAATGGGGACGTGTGCCGAATACTGAACATCAGTAAGCGGACGCTCCAGCACTATCGGGACACCTCCGTGTTGCCCTTCATTCAAATCGGGCATAAATGCTATTACAAACGTGAGGACGTGGAAGCACTCCTCGCAAAATCCAACCCTCATAAATAGAACGAACTATGGAATACGAAACCATCAGCAAAGAAACACCCGAGATGAAACAGCTCGTCTCGGGCATCAAAAACCTAACGAAGCGTGTGCGAACAACGGCACAGACACACCGTCCTCTGTTTGAGGGTGAACTCTATCTAACAGGGCGAGAGGTATGCAAAAGGCTCTTCCTCTCTCCCCGCACCTTACAGGATTATCGGGACAAGGGTATTTTCCCATACACGCAGATTGCAGGAAAGATACTCTATCGTATGTCTGACCTACAACGGATTTTATAAGAGAATTATGTAAACAGAAACCTGCATCAATAATGATGCGGGTTTTCTTTTTCTCGTCTCTTGAAAAATCTTTGTTGCTTTGCATCAAAAATCTTAGTTTCCTCCAGAATATCTCAGAAAATTTATATCTTTGCAGTCGAGCGTATTATATGCTCATATTTTTTGGTAAAAAAGAGGCGTTATGCCCTATTCTTGTATGTACGAAGCCTGAGAAACTTCCCAACAATGTGACAAGAAAGGTCGTAATAGTCTCCACGCATATAGCGTGGGGCTGTTATTCCCACATCTGTCACAAAAGGTTTTCTCAGGGTCTGTACATTAAGACGTGGAGCATACAGTTCCACGTTTCTTGCATATTAACTTGAATGGTCTATAGGAATTGTACGACCCAGAGAAATCTATTATGGCTATTTCAATGATTGAGCGCCACGGTTCTTGGTACGACATCTTTGACGAACGTGGTAAGAAGACAAAATCTGTTAGTGAAAACATTGGAGAAATAATGGGGCATAGCTCAAATTCCTTTATTGTTTTGAAAGGTAGTTGGTATGACCTTTATGACGGGCAAGGGAAAAAGTATAAGTCCTTAAGCTCCAATATTGGTATGTTTGTAAGTGTTAGTGGTGATACTTTTGTTGTTAGAAAAGGCTCATGGCTTGATACTTACGACCGATTCGGTAAAAAAGTCAGCTCAAGAGCAGCACGCTAAATTCATTTTGTGGCCTCCAATTCAAAATTTGAATTGGAGGCTAAAATAAAACATCATTATGGAATCATATACAAACATATCAACACTGTTGGCAGGAAAGTCAATTAGTGTGCCTAACTATCAACGTGCTTATTCGTGGGAAACAGAACTTACAGATAAAAGTCAAAAACAAGTCAATACATTTCTGTCAGATTTGCAGGATTATGTAAACAGCCATTCTTCTACGCCATACTATTTCGGTCATTTTCTCTTTGAGGAGAAAGGAGAGAACGAGTATGCTATCATAGACGGACAGCAGCGATTGACAACAACCGTTATCTTTCTGTCTGCCCTCTATAAGCGATTGAAGGAGATTAGAAGCATTGAAAAGGTAGAAGGTTTCGATGATGACTTGTATATAGCCTATTGCAACACTATCAAGCAGAGAAGTCAATATCGCTTTTCAACAGTGGATTATGACAATCAGATGTTCCGGGACTACATAATAGACCAGACATCCAATAATCATAGCGACATAGATACGCTCTCAAAGGCAAGAATTGCGGATGCATTTGATTATTTTACAGCACAGCTTGCAGATATTGAAGAAAAAGACCTTCTAGCTCTTCTCAACGCCATTACCCATGCTTCATGCACTACGCATGTGGTAAAGGATGCCGCAGAGGCTATACAGATGTTTATCTTTCAAAACAACCGTGGGAAGAAACCTACCAAATTGGAAATCATTAAGGCTCAGTTTATGTATCATATACATTTACATGCACCAGCTGAAGAAACAGAATCCATTTTGGCAGACATGACAGAGAGATTTGAGCATATCTATAAATCAATTAGTCTAATAGAGAGCTATCTCGATGAAGATAATATTCTGAATTATACCGTCAAGATTTGTAGAAATAATTTGGATGATATCAGTTCCGCAGACTTTGTAAATGAAAATTTAGATAAAGCCGATAGTATTGCTTTTATACGTGACTTCACACGTTTATTGGCTTCTTGCTTTACCCAAGCTGCTAAATTCCTCCAGCAAGAAAAAGGAAATATGGTCTATCATGCTTTGTTGGTGTCGGCAGACAAAGGTATCATGTTCCCATTTGTTATTAAAGCCATGCGTAATGGTATGGAACAAGATGGACTAAACCTATTGGCAAAATCTTTGGAACAAATATTCTTGCGCAATCGTATTATCGGTACTCGTGCGAATTTACTGTGGCGTCTCAACAAATGCTATCAGGAAATGGAATCTAATGCTATGACGGTTGTCAATCATATTGAATGGATGAAGAGTCGAAATGATTGGTGGGGATTTTGGAATAATGAAGAACTTGCTCGTTGCCTCAATATGGGGATGAATCATCAAACCGCAAAGATTCTCTTATGGAAATACGAAAACTATCTGATAGCAAGCGGAAAGTCTGGTTATAGTCCTGTCAGATATGACAGCATTGCGACTCCACACCTTGAGCACATTGCACCACAAACCGAAAACACAGAAGCTGATAATGGTTATTGCCCTTATGATGAAGAGTTCTATAACCGATATTTGGAATGTTTGGGCAACTATTTGCTGCTGTCTGGCAGTCATAATATGTCATTGAGCAATGGCAGATTTCAGATAAAGCGTGATAGTTACACATACCTACAACAACAGTCAGAAGTTCAGAGAATGACGGAGAATGACCTACTTTGGGACAAAGAGAAAATTCATCAGCGTCACTTAAAGATAGTCAACTTTTTGATACAAGCACTTTAAAAATAATAGCATGAGTAATAATTAGAAAAGGCTATAGAGTGGTGTGTCTTTCAAAGTAGATGGCTTCAAGTTCCTGTATATCTCGGTATGTGCGTCGTGATGGGAATGTATTCTTACGTTTTTTGTAAAGAAGTCATACATAGCCTGATAAACATAGAGACTTTCACAGAAGAAACGATGCTTATGCTGGCCATAGGTATTGTGGATGTTTCAATGGTTTTGAATTTAATCATTGTGTGCGTAATTGGAGGATACTGGTCGTTTGTCAGCAGACTGGAGATTATTGAGAAAGACAAGGATAGTAATCAGTTCGGTTATCTTGGTAAGATAAATCCAAATGCATTAAAGCACAAATTGATGATTTCGCTAATCAGTATTTCTGCCGTTCATTTATTGGAAACGTTTGTAGCTGAGAATATTGACACACAACATACGATAATGCAAATTAGCATTCATATCGTATTCGTTTTATCCGCTTTGGGCATTACATATATGGATAAAATCGGGCATACACAACATTAAATGCAGGATAGAGAATAAAAGTTCGAGTGAAGGAGAATTGCTATATTACATTTCCTTCACTCGTTTTTTATCTCACATCTTCTCCATCAGCCTGTCCATATCCCTTGAAATCTTTTGGTCAGTGATTTGGGCATAGATTTGTGTGCTGGCAATAGAGGAATGCCCCATCATCTTGGCGATACTCTCTATCGGAATGCCTGCCTCCA